TAATGGACGGATTGGAAGTAAAATTACCGTCTGTATCCGCTGACACATTGCTCACAACGATATTGGACAGGTTATCCCCATCAAACAGCATAGAGCCATCTGCTTTCACAAAATCTCTGGAAGACATTGCGTAAGCCTTTGTCTCTCCTACGTCCTGTAAGATTGCCTGTAGGTTGCTATGGTCTGAATCCGTATTTACGGATGTTGCTGTTACATCCGGTGTAAAGGATGATTGGATGTAGATTCTTCCGTCCCTATCGTCCCTTAATACACATCTTCCGGCATTGGCAATCAACTGTAATGCTTCGGAATGTTTGACTGCCGGAACAGGGTTATTGACCGTGACTTCTTTCAAGTATTCATCAAGGAAATAATCCTCTTCCGCAACTTCTGCGTCAGCAAGCACTTCTTCTGCCAGTGCATACAAAGTCTTTCCTGTTTCGCTATATTTCCCACCGTAGTATGTTTTATCCATTGTTCCGTCAAACAGGTCGGTACAGGTGAAACTTGCGTCCGTTTTGGTTGCGCTCCATGATTTCAGATAGGACTTTATCTCCGGCAACCATTCAATTGTTCCCAACCCGTCCACGTCATATCCAAATGCAATCCGTATCTCCTGTCCAAGCTCCAGATAAGCAGCGGCACTTGAATCGTTGTCCGGGCTGTACATGCCGTCCAGATTATCCAATTTCAGATCAATATCCTTGCTCGGTATGCTCTCTGCTATCGGTGATACATACTCACTGACAGAACAGGAAAGCACTTCATCACTACCGAATGTGTCTACCATACCAAACTGGATGGAATAAATCCTAAGCCTTGCTTCTGCTTCGTTTGACATCTGTTTCGGTATGATTTTAAAACTTCTTGCTCCGTCAAATACATCCGTGCAAGTCCACACAGGAGAATTGTTACTATAGGTGTGGTTTTCGCTTCCATTGACCTGTAGAACGAATACTTCTGGATAACAATCACCAAAATCAATCGTCAGACCTTTGATGTTATAATCTTTCCCACCATTGAAAACGAACGTCATTGCACCCATGATAGAATCGGTGATTGCTCCTGTATTCCCCGTCACGGTATCGTCCACAAAGTAAAAACTTCCATTCGCCTTTGTAAAGTTTTCCTCTGCGGTCGCATAAAGTTTTTTTGCACCGGAACTGTCATAAATATCTGGATTGCTCCATGCAGCAAGCTTTGTATCTGCTATTTTTGCGTTTCCTTGTGCTTCTGTATTGATAACTCCGATTGAGCCTTTAATATATCCCCTGTTTCGGAATAACTGTCTTATGGACTTTCTATATGCGTCACTTACCATCTGCATAGAATCACCGTCCTGTATCAATCAGATTGAATTTCAATGTTTCGTCTTGTAAAGCCATGTGCGTAAGTTTATCCACAAACAGTGGTGCACCGCTTCTGTCACCTGGATACATGGTCACTGTGATTGGATGCCCCGGATTGGCAGGGTCTTCAAACGTAACCGGCACATAGAATGGCCTGATCGCATCCAACATCTTTTTCCTCATTTTGGGAGAAAGCCCTACCCATTCCAGATTATCCAGTTTATACAGGTCTCTCCCTACTCTCTGACCTACAACTACATTTTTGACATTACGTCCCTCTGTGACCGTAGTAGAGATTGTCCATGAGAACCCACGTCTCGGTGGTGGAAAGTCTACACCGTTTACATTTAAAAATGCACTCATTGGCATATATATCACCTCCATGCAAAAATAGAGGATAGGTTTTGACACCTACCCTCTATGTGAATGAAAATCCATTCCTACTCTTTCGTGAATCATAAGCACGGACGATTTCTCTTCCGTCTATCTGGATAGACTTACCGGCTTTGATTGCCTGTAAGATTTCACGAAGCATAGAATCATTATTTGTTTCCTCGTGAGCACGCATAAATCCTCTATAGGTTGCTTCTTCGATACCGCCCTCAATCTGGTAGTTGTTGACAACAGCGTTCTTACCGCCAAATTTGCCGACAAGCTCATTGCTATTTGCCATGAACAGTCCGTTCTCCGGGAATCCGCCTGTTGAATACTTCGGCAAATCACCAAGACCGATAGTTCCGATACCTTTGGCGAAACCTTTGGTGTAACGGAGAATATGAGTCCAGTGAGCATTTGAGTAAGGATACACGTCAATCTCGTGTCCGGTCTGGTCTCCCGGCTTACCACCGGTGATACTGCCCTTTTCATTTTTGTGTGCTGCTACTGCCTTACCGTTCCCAAGATAGAGTGCTACATGGTGACCTTTTCTTAAGAGGATATCACCACGTCTCATACCCTTTGCGCTACTAAGGTTTACCGTGCTTGTTACATCCTTGAAACCAGATTTAAGAGCTACTTCAAGAAGATTCTTGGTTGACCATGCGCCCTTCTTCTTAAGGTTAATTCCGGCTTTCTGGAAAGCAGAAATAACAAGAGAAGAACAGTCGTAGTCCGGTGTGCCCCATCTGTGCTTCTGGTCGTAACCGTGGCTATCATCATTTGCAATGCCTACCGCCCAGTTGCAAGCCTTTTCCAGACCTACACCACCAAGTTTTTTCAGCATTTTTGCAATAAAGTCTTTTGCCGAACCGAAGATTGTCTTTACAGCACCTCCTGCAATGGCTCCGATAGTGCCCATCCATCTATTTGTTGAAACAAATTTATTGATAGCAAGCTGTAATAACTTGCTCGGATGCGAAGCATATTCGAAGATATTACTTGCCACGCCTTTTGCTTTCTCCCACGCACCGGATACGAAATCTCCGATACCTTTTTTGAAGTGTGGCATACTCTCTGTGAGTGCAGCGGTCTTATTCGCTGGAAGAATCTTTGTGCCCTTTTGAAGTGGCATTACCACGTTTCTTCCCTCTGGGATGAATGGCTTTCCATTCGGTGGTACAATCAACTCTTTATACACTCTACCTGGTTGGTCATTTACCATGCCTACGGTATCTTCTGGTATACCATTTGAACCTTTGGCATGTTTCTTTACAGACAGACGTTCAATCGTGATTGTTGAAAGCTTCTTCTTTGAGCCAAGTTTGCCAAGAACCCAGTTTACACCCTTTATGATACCGTTTACGGCACCCTCTATCAGTGACAGCCAACCATTGGCAATCTTTTTCAGCATGTTTCCAACGTTTGAGAACGCTTTCCACACAGCATGTGCCGCATGGCTAAATGTTTCTCCGAACCATTTCTTTGCACCGCTGAATACATTTGTAATGTCTTTCCAGACACCTCTCGCCCATTTAGCGGCACTTGCAAATGCGCTCTTTATACCGCTCCATGCTTTCTTGAACAGTTTTGTGAACCATTCAGCAATCGGCTCGAAGATGGATGTGATTGTCTTCCATAAGCCAGAGAAAATAGAGCCAATGGCTTTTCCGATACCCTTAACGATATTTTTGACTCCTGTCCAAGCAAGCTTCCAGTTCCCTGTAAATACGCCAGTGACAAACTTGATCACACCAGTGAGTGTGGTTAAAATACCACTTAACACACCACCTACTGTCTTAAACAGTGTAGCGAACACCTTGATTGCGATTGCGATTGCTGTTGCCAGTACACTACCAATAATTGTTGCAATAAGCTCGAATTTATCTTTCATTCCTGTAGATTCGTACATCTCCACAAGAGAAGCAAAGAACTCTTTCAAGTTGTCCCACAACGGCAGGATTGTTTCATCCCAAATCATGGTTTTTGCTTCTGATAATGCTTCCACGATCATATCAATCATGGCTTTTACATTATCACGGAATGTCTTTGATGTATTCCACAGGTTTATAAGCATAGAAGCTATCAGTGCGATTGCCGCAATAATTACGCCGGTAGGAAGTCCAGATACAAGACCGCCTATCTTTGTAAGAAAGTTTGTGATTGGTGCAAACTTTGTCGCAAGGTTGCCTAATACCGTACCTACTTTTGTTATTATGGACTGAACCGGTGCAAGGTTAAGGAACTTAGTAACAAGATTGCCAATACCAGTGCCAATTTTCGAGAAAATGTTTGTAATTGGTGAGAGTTTTTCCAAAATTCCATCAAAATTCAAACCTTTTTTCAGTTTTTTCAAAAGCTCAATGCCAGGCGAAAGCTTTTCGAGAGTAGTTGCCAGTGTTCCGATACCCTTTAATGCTCCAGCACCAATACCGATTCCAAGCATAGCGGCAAGAGTACCGTTATTTTCTCCATCGTTTGAAGCATACTTTATTACATTCTTGATACCGTCTTTTAACTGCTTTGCTACTTCTCCCCAGTCTGCTTTTGCCACAAAGTTCTTAAAGGCTGTGATAATACCGCCAACTATACGTCCGACTGTTTCACCGACTGTTCCAAGGTCGATTTTCTCCAACATACCATTGAATCCAATCGCAAGGTTTGTACCAAGTTCATCCCAATGTATCTGGCGTACAACTCCAACAGCAAATCTCCATGAAATCATAAAGTAATTGCCAATAGCATTTCCAAGGTTCTTCCACTCTATATTGCGGATTGCGTTCATAATCGCAAGTCCGACATTCTCTCCCAGTGCTTCGAAATTGTATCCATCTGCCAGAAGATTAAAGGAATGAGCAATAGTATTGATTCCATTTGCTACGGTACCACCGATAAGTGACCAGTTAATACGGTCAGTGAATGAGTTCATGGTCGTAGTGAAAGCGTTGATAAAATATGTAATCTTTGCTCCATTCTTATTCCAGTCCAGAATGTTATAGAGCTTTAACATACCCTTATTGACGCCCTCTGCCATGATCGCACCAAGCTTTTCCCAGTCATGCGCCTTAAATGCTTCTCTTAAGCGTTTAGCGTAGTCAGAGATTGCTTTCTTTGGCTTGATTGTCTCAAACATGGTAGATGGATCGGGGCCGGTGTACTTTCCGGCTTTCGGCGTGCTACCGGTAGAGCCTGTATTTCCTGTATCAGAACTCTTTGACTGCTTTGGCTGTACGTTCAATTCATCAATGCCAAGTGTATAGGTCTGGAACTCTTTTGCGGCTTTTTTTGCTTTCTTGAGTCCGTTTGCGGCTTTGTTTGCACTTGTCCCAGTACTTTCAAGCGTTCTACCATAGTCTTTCCATACCTTTTTCGCCTGTACCGCCATGCTCTTTCCAGTGAGTACAGAGAAGAACTGACCAACCTTATTAAGAGCACCGGCTAACATGTCAATAAATCTTGTCAGATATGGTGCTACTACGCTGATAATCGGTGAAAATGCTGCCGCCCATGCGTTCTTTAAGTACAGAAGTGATGTGACGATAGAGGAAATCGTATTATTATATGCAGTGCTGTACTGCACAAGGTTGTTTGACCCCTTCGCAATTGCCTGTTTGATTGCGCTGATTGCTCCGAATACCGTGGAAAAAAGAATAGACGAACCAATCATACGCCCCCATGACATTCCCTTGTTGGTCTGGTTACGCAGCCCTGTGATTGAACCGGTGAGTCTGCCAATCATGGTAATTGGTTTCATCAGCATGTTTCCAAGTGTGCCACATGAGGATGCAAACTTAGATAATGAGCCAAGTGCACTTTTTGTTGTTTTGCCAAACTCTTTCGCTTTGGATGATACCTCTCCAAGTTTCTTTGACAGTCTGTCTAGCTTTGTATCATTTTCTTCTGCAATCTTTATCTTCGCAGTTTTCTTTGCTTCTGCTTTATACTGCCTTAATCTCTCTGTGGCAATTGCTAAATCCTGCGCTACTCTATCATACTCAGAGTTGCCTTGTCCAAGTCCCTGTTTCTGCAAATCAGCAAGTTCTTTTCTAAGCTTTGCAATCTGTGTTTCATAGGATGCCGCTTTGGAAGAATCAAAAGAACCATTCATGTTATTCAAGGCTTCCATAGCCTTTTGCGCAGTTCCACCAAGTTTCTTGATTGCATCTTGCCAGTTCTTTATATCAGAAGTGCC